CAGACCATCGAAAGCACTGTCATCTTTTGTCTGACCGGCATCAGGATCGTTAGCTGCCATCGGAGAATCATTGGCAGCTCTCTGCTGGTACTTAGGAGACAGCTTTTCGTTCTGATGCTTCATCATCAGGTACAGCTTGCTCATTGTCTCGTTCATTTCAGACATTGTGCGTTGCTGTGTTTGCAGAAGCGAAGTCTGCGCACGATCCTGCTGAAGCTGATCTTTGTTGATTTCAGTCTGCTGTTGAATGATCGTGTTTTGCGTCGTCTGGAAACGGTTGTTGGTTTCCATCATGTGATTGACGACGTTTTGAATTTTACCTTCTACCTTGGATTGCGTAGTAGGCTGCATCTTGACAGGAGCGCGACCGGACTCAGCCTCATTAGAGGTATCTTTACCGCGTTTACGGTATTTGAAATCCTGCGGCATATCGTTCGGTAGCTTATCAACGTCAGCGATAAGCGACTCGAACACTTCTGTTCTGCTTTTCTTTGCCATCGCTATCTCCTAGAGAACGAACGCTGCGCATTCTTCTGCGCGTTGCGGCGTTGCTCTTCTTCCTTGAGGTCACGTACCAGACACGAATGGTGATACAGCAGCTTGAGGCTAGGGCTGCGGTCATTCGGTGCAGTGTGAAAGCGTGCCATCAAGTTGTATTGAACGTCAGAGATTTCCTGCTCGTTCGATTCTGGAAAGAACGACCTGTAGTTAGGATAAGACACGTAAGGTACTTTACCCTCACACGAGCGGCAGCGAAGAGTCATCTTCTCGGAGATACCGTGGCGGCTTCTCTGATAGAGTGCCCATGCTCGTTCGTACAAGTCCATGTTGTCTGAAACCAATGCGAGCTTCTCTGCGAACGTTTCTCCAGCACGTACATGACGAGCGACCATTCCGATCAATTTGTCCTCGGAATGTTCCTGAGTATGCTCGTAGTAGTCACTGTAGGTAGACATGCGCGGAAGATCAAGTTCTGGATCATCGTTAGTCCAGTCATCGTCTAGCGCATCGATAGACATAGAAACGTTGTGTACGATTTCTGTGTTGTTTGTACCACAGTCAATCGCTTTGAGTTTCAGCTCACGTTGTTTCTTGTAACTAGGCTCTGGTTCGTTCTCATCGGTATAAAGAGCGCCTGATGGAAACGCAAAAACCCTGCGGTTGCAGGGCCATTGCACGATCAAAGGTGTAGCAGGGAAGCTGAACTTGCGCAGCCACGCGAGAATAAACTCAAAGTCACCATCGGTAAGATCAGTGACTTTCTGGTTAATGACGATATCAACCGCACGTAGCAAGTGGCTAATGCCGTTGTACCTAGCATGTGCGCCAAGACTCAGCAACGGTAGTTCGATCACATCGAAGGAACGAATATAGAGTTCTTTCCAATCGTAAACAAAACTACCAGAAGGCAAATCGCCGATAAACTTGAAGCGAGGGTCAGCATAAACGTCTTGGATCATGGCAGCCTCACAAGAAACTGGCGGCTTTCACTTCCATGAGAAGAGTGTTAGGGTTCCCGCAAGCGCGGCACTCTTTCAGAATGTAGCGAGAGATACCGTGACGGTAAGTACGCTCTGCATGCAACGCAGATTCATACAAACTCATATCGTTCTGAATCAGTTCGATCTTGTCGAGCAAGGTTACGCCATTGCGTACCCACTTGGCCACTCGTACAAACGGGCCAAAGTCTTCATCATCAGAAAGATCATACGCTTCAGGGATCAAACCTGCGCGTGGATAATCCAAACGAGGATCGAGCACGAACGGAGCTTCCTCTGGATCAGGCAGCGTGTGCATCATCAGATCATCGGCGGATACTTCTTCTTCGTTATCATGGCGGCATGCCACGACTTCTACTTGAATGGTATCTGGATCAACCAAACCTTCTTTGTCTTCTGCGTTATTCCAGTTGTTCACGTAGGACTCAAGTTGTTGAGCAGTCCAACGTTCACCTGTGTCTTTACGCTCAAACACTTGACCGCCGTTACACTGCCAACGGGCAACCAACGGGTTACGCTTGAAAACCATCAAACGCATCAGGGTAAGTGTGTAATAGAAGTCACCTTCGGTAAGGGTGTTCACGTCAACATCGATGGCGCACTGCACTGCTTGAAGCAGCGGTTTCATATCGTCATCTTCCACAGATCGAGCGAACTTGGAAATGAAGGCAGGGCCGACATTCTCATTCAGGTTCACCGATTTGAAATTGTACGGAAGATAATGCGATGGAAGTTCGAGGTGCATCGTGTATTCCTCTTATGCTAACCACTCAAGTTCGAGTCTATCGACTGAGAAGTTCTGATGTACTTTTAAGGCTTCACCGCCACCTTGGTAGTTAAGGTTCCAGTTGCCTTTTGTAGTAGGCCAACAGTTTTTACAGATTGCTTTCAAAATAGGTTGCCCTGTTGTATCCAGCAAATGTACTGTAATGTCGTACTTGTAGTTGGTCGGCAGATAGAAAGCGCCGTTGCGTGGATCACGAATACGCTCTTTCCAATCCTTCAACCACTTCAGAGTACGAGCACGGCTGTCCTCGTAAAACTGAATGTCAAACGCAGAGATTTCTTCAAAACCGGGGTAGTAGGTGAATGTACCCGCACCGAACAAACCTTGCTTGATGTTCAAGCTAGGGAACGGTAAATCAACCGATTCCACATACTTGGTTTCAAATCCAAATGGGAGTTCAGTACACATCCATTTGAAACTCAGCAGAGGTTCGCGGTCGCCACTTCGATTGCTTAGAAACTCATCGAAGTCGATTCCCATAGGCATGGTTTAGACTCCAAACGAAACGGCCCCGCGAAGATTGAACTCCGACGGGGCCATTGTTGAAACGCTTACTGACGTTCGACGATATCGAACTTGAAGGAAGCGCCGAGAGTAATGATGGCACCACCACTACCATCGAAGGAAATATCCGGCACTTGACTCGGCCAGCAATTACGCAGCGTGTACGTCATAACAACGTTACCCGGCTGGTCGTAAATACGGAGCTTCGCATCTACCGCGTAAGTGGCTTTGAATGCACCGTGCTGGGTACGGGTCGCACGAGCAATTTCTGCCCACGCTTCCAGAATCTTGGTGATGTTGCCGGTGTTATCCTCGACAAACTCGATAGATACTTCGTTGCTCCAAGTACGGCGAGCAGCGTGCATCAGTTTGTGGCCGAACAGTTCAACTTCGACTTCAGCGAGGTTGGTGCCCGGCTTCACTGCGGTTTTGCATTGAAGACGTAGAGCACGACCATCGCCACCACCGCCCGGAATACTCGGGAAGGTAATGTCATAGTTGTCGTTCAGCATCGGGTCTTTCACCGTCGATACTTCGTCAAAACTTGGCTTCGGCATGACAGCACTCCGTTAGTTGCCACCGTAGGAGAGATTCAGAGCGAACTGAATCTGACCCGTTTTCGGTACGATTGCGTTGAGGTGAATCTGGCGAGTTACATACGTCGGCCAGAGGTATACATCGAGCATCACGTCACCGGACGCTACATACTCGGGGGTGTTGTTGCGTTCATCGCAAACGATTTCGTACCGTTGCAGACCGCGAGTCAGGAACGGTCGCAGATAGCTATCAGCAACACGTTGCAGTTCCAGTTGCAGAGTGGTGTCGTTCGGCTCGAATACACCAGTCAATGCAGTACGAGCGATAGAAACCTTCAGGTGAGATACCATCCGACGAATCGGGATATCAGACAGAGCACTGCGGAACGTTTGCAGAGTGTCTACGCCCCACGTACAGATACCGCCACCGGAGATACTACGGATCGGGTTAATCTGATTCTGCGAGAACAGATCACGATGTGGCAGCTTGTAAACATGCGCCAGACCTAGAGCACGCGGGATTTGACCACGCACGATACCAGCAGCAGCGTACTGAATACCAAAACCGTTATCCGACTTGGCGAAGGAAGCTGCAATGTCACCAGACGGCGGCACATACATCTGACCATCGGAGTACGGATCGCGGATCAGAATATCCGGCGCATACAGCGCACCATAAGAGGTGTTCACGTTCAGATCGTTGCGGCGGAAGTTCACAGCAAGCTGCGGCTCCTGCACATCACTCGGAACGTCGAGAACAGCGAAGCAGTCGTCACGAGCTTCTGCGATGGCAAGCATCGTCTGCTGAATTGCAGTAGAGTTACTACCGCACTCAACCAGAATGTTCACGTCGAGTTCTTCAGGATCGGACAGCAAGTCCCAACCTTCCATCAGTTGACCGATAGTAACTTCGTCACCATCAGTACCGCCAGTGAAAGAAGTGGTAACAACCGCGTTCACGAGATTGCGGTTGATGTTTTGCAGCGCAGGGTGAGCAGTGTTCACCATTACGCGAATGAACTTGCTGTTCTTGGTAACTTCTTCGATGAAGAGTTGGCGACCGAAGCCGTCTTTCTTCTCCCACAGAGTACCGCGATAGGTAGCGACTGCAACAGTCGAGTTACCTTCGTAGACTTGCAGAACAAAACCTTCACCAGAACTGTCACCAGTATCAGGGTACGCGACGATGCGCAGATCGTTGTTCCAAGCGCCGGGGTTGGCACCGTACACGATCATAATGTCGTCGGTATTGAACACGAAATCGGTAGGTTGCAGAACACCACCGACAGTGCCAACAGTTGCGAAGTTGTTTACGGTAGTCAGACGCGCACCACCGTAACGAGCATTCGGAGCAACACGAACAATGTATGCGGCAGTTTGTTGCAGTACCGGATACATGCAGTGATGCAGGAAGCTCTTTTTCGGATCAGCTTTACCCCAAATGGAATCAAGCTCTCCAGTTTGAACCGTGTAAGTCGGCACCATTACAGGGCCGCGTGTTAGTGCTCCAACAGCACCGGCAATCGAAGTAGGAATGCCCTGTGTAGTAATGCTGTTGTCGCGTTCGCCAGTATACACACCAGCGGAAGTGCTATCACCGTTATTCAATGGCATTTAGGCAACTCCAGTTGAACCTAAGTTAAATTACTATGCAACGACGATATTGCAACGCACAGCAGTAGCAGAAAGACCTTTGATTGTGATCGTTCCGTTGAAACTACCGAACAGCGTAAACAGGCCATCGATTTGCATATCAACAGTTCCGGGTACGAATACCGGAGGCTCCGTGGGAGCAGGCGGAGCATCAGGAACAGTGAACGTTGCACGTTCTTGAACCAATGCACTTCCACCGGACTGCACATCTTGATCGACGTAAGTAACACGAACAGTATCACCATCGGCAATCGCCAGTGTTCCGCTTCCGGCAACATCAGTCAAAATCAACTGACCTACAAACTCGCCAGACCCGTAAACAGTTTCGTCGCAAGTGACAGGAATGAACTGTTGAGTTCTTTCATTCATTGCGATCATTTGTACGCTATGACCTGTGATATCTTGGTCACGAAGACGTAAGAAGTAGCTGCCGTAGCCGCTAAATTCCGGTAGTGTGATTTCACCAGTGACGTTCGTTTGAGGAACAACCATCGACTGACGTTCGATAACTTTCGGGAACCCGTTAGCATCACGAGGATCGTTGTACCGGAAAGTGATAGTGTCACCAATTTCCAGATACAGATCACCGCTGTCGATAGTACCGACAAACACAGAACCGTAAGGGCGATCAGTACGCAGCATCTGCAACGTTCTGACAACACCTTCTACTTCATATTCCAACTCGATGCTGCCAACAGCATCATCCAGATCACGATCCTCGATAACAACACCAATCGGGCGACCGAGGTGCAGCATAGGAGGAACCATAATCTGCGCATCAGAGTACGGCGAAATTGCTTTCACTGTAGTCTTGATTTGTTTCGGCTTACCCGTAGAACTACGAGTGTCCGTGTACATGATGCTAACTTCGTTGTTGTTCTCAGGATGCAGAACACTGTCGAAGCTAGTCCAGCTACCTTGCAGAGAGGTGCTGATCTTGCCTATGAAAACATTGTCGTTCGCACGAGTAAGTGTGAGGCTTTCTGTTTCTCCAGTAGAGCACAGGAGAACAACGTTGACGGCACTCAGAGGCGTATCGTCAACGACCGTAATGACAAGATCATTTCCGATGATGAAGTCATTAGCAATCACTGTTGCATCGTTGTACCCGCTGCTTGGAATGTCAGGCTGCGGAATAGGCTCGGAGCTTGTCAGACTCAGGATCACTGGACTTGGACAGATAACAGTAAGATGCTTACTGACACTTGTGGTGAAATGTTCAGTGTCCGTTACGTTCACGTCTGTTACAGTGAGTTGATCCAGCCCAATGTAAGCACTCTGATTAGCGCGATTCAACGGACTACGACTGTGTTTGTCAACGATGAATGAGCGCGACTCTGTTACGACCGTTCTTTCTGTTGGCTTGAAATCGCTCATGGTTTTTCTCCGGTGGCTGTTAAGCCGAGAGTGACACGTCCTTCGTTATTGATCTTGGGAACATCTTTCTGACTGCCGGATTTGAAGCGCAGGCGGAAAGGAATTTCCAAATCAAATACGCCCGGAGCTACTCCATCTTCAAGCGCAGGCTTGGGCCAAGAGATTGTGGTATCGGCTTCAATGTTCAAAAGCCGTTGGCCGTAACTGTCGTTGATTTGCGACGTAAACACGTCAGCCTTCTGCATTGTGATAACATCAGATGCGAACGCAACTGCGGACATTGGCTGATCTGTCATAAAATGCAGAGTCAGATCGAATTGCATATCGATCAGGAAATTCTTCAACATTGTTGCGTTGGTTGCATCACTTGCACCTAGGAATCCAGTACCGTGACGCTTGAGTGCGATCTTCGGGTTGCCAATAACAGACTTATCAGAGAGGTCGCCTGTCAGGCTAGTGATTTCTACAAACACGAAAGGGTATTCGCAATCATAACCATCTGCTCGCCATTGTTCAATCTTGAGCAGTTCTTTTCGATTCTCGGTAAACACTAAAGGGAGTGCTTTGCCGGGGAAGTGGGTGCGCCCCAAATGACCTTCGATTACCTTTCGGAAACCGTACAATGCAAGTGCAGGCATACCAACATCGGTTGTACTTTCGGCGTATTTGATGAACATGATTTCAGGCCCATATACAGAAAAACGCTACTGGCAGTGAAACCAATAGCGTTTTTCTTTGCCATTACACCTGTTTCAGTCGGAGAGGCGTCGAGGAAGAGATAGACAATTGCATGCCTCCCTCTTCCTCATCGTCTTCTTCTGATTCGTCGTCAGACTCTTCTTCGTCGTCCTCGTCATCGAGGTCTTCGTCGATTTCATCTTCGGCTTCCGCACGAGCTTCCAGTTCTTCATCACCTTCATCTACCATCGCAGCACTGAGGCTGGTAATGGTAGAAGGTTGCGGTTCACCGACCGGAGCTACAACAGGTTGAGGATCAACCGGCTTTGCAACATCGATGGGAGCAACTTCATTGGAGTGAAGTGCTGGAGCCATTGTGTTTTCAGCAGCAGGAACGTTGGTAACGAGTTGAGCAACAGGGGCGCGGAAAAAATCCACGACCTGTTTCAGACCTTCATCACCGTTTGCACGGGCTGCATCCATACCTTGCAAGAAAGCACGGACAGAGAAGTCTACGTCGCCTTGCTCATATGCCAAACAGGCAATAGCCAAAAAGTTTTTGACATTATCCATGATGTTCCTCGCTTGAAGAAGTCGGCTGTTATTCGGGCGCTACTCCTAACAACTAACTTCTTCACTTATAGGGAACCGAATTTTTAGATTCGGCTGCCCTTGGCGACAGAACGGGCGTTAGCCAGAATGAAGCTGAACGGTTCGCTCATCAGCCAACCACGGTTGGTGGAACCCTGATCTGCGCCGGAAGTCGGCTGCGAACGGATACCGCCGCGAGTGGTGTATGCAGCGTGGTTGCTAGCATCGGAAACGATGTAGATTTCGCCCGGATTCAGAACCTTCTGGTTCGGCTGACGGAAGGCGTCGGTAATCAGGTTCATGCCGACCAGAGTACCGAGCTGACCATTCATAACCAGATCATACTTGGTGATCGGGTCGAGCATGGTAGCGAAGTCGTTGGAACCGATAATATCGGCCCAGTAATCGTTGGCGATGATGGCGGTGTTGGTCGGCAGGTTGTGTTGAGCAACAGCCTGACGCAGCTTGCCGAGGTTCTTCGGAGTCAGTTCACCAGCGATCAGTTCCAGAGGGTTGACAACACCGACAGTTTTGTCAGCAGAGGCTTTCCAGATTTGATCTTCCTTGGTCATGATTTGCTCAAGACCTTGGTTGTAAGCGAACTCCAGCAGATCGCCACTCACTTGTTCCAGATCGAGGGACTCAACGCGAACGTTGGCGATAATCTCGAACTCTTGCGGAGTGAATACGCGATTGCGGATGGTTTGGAAACCGACGTTGGCGCTGGAAGTAGCAACAACAGCCAGAGCGTCGTGAGTCGGCATCGGGATACGAGCGATTTCACCTTGACGCAGAGTGTTGCCGACAGCGATGTTGCGCAGGAAACCCTGACGTTCAACTTGTTCGTCGATCTGACGGGCCAGACCCGAACCCAGAGCCATCCACTTGGAACCAGTAGAATCAGCCAGAGCTTCGGACAGAGCTTCGCGGCGAGCTTCGCGCAGTTGAGCAGCGGTAGCTTCCATCGGAGCGTTTTCGCTGTGAACGATTTGGCCGCTTGCGAAAGCAGTCATCAGTTCGCCGATGGAACGAGCGAGGTCTTTCTTGTCGTAGGCGTTGAACTCACCAGTGGCGCTGGACAGAGCCATCTGATTCGAGTTGCCGAAACGCAGGGCTTCAATGGGATCACCGTTCGCCAGAACCATGCGTGCGTTTTGGATATGTTGTTTCATGTTTGATACTCCAGATGGTCAGGTCGATTACACGTTCGCACGAACGGTCAGGTAAGGAACGTCGGCACTCGGGGCGCTAACGACTACAACGTTGGTCAGCTTGGTGCCGCCACCGCCGATGGTCAGACGGCCATCAGCACCCAGCGAAGGATGCAGTTCAGCAGCGCCGAAATCAGCAGCGCCATCGAACATGGTAGTGGCAACATCAGCGCGAGTCAGAACGCCGATGATACCTTCGTGGGTAGAAGCCAGACCACCAATCGGCATATCGCCGAGGATTTGACGAGCTTGTTGAACAGTAGGTTCGAACTGCATCTGAGCGAAGTAGCCGGAACCAACAGCATCAGCATGGAAGGTAACTTCGGTGCCGACGACTTGAACTTCAGTAGCGTCTGCCGGAGCACCAGCAACGATAGTCAGAGCGGCGCCAGCAACGCGGATCATCAGTTGACCAGTAACCGGAACTTGATCCAGTTCGATCTTGCCACCGACAGGAACCACACCTTCTTGAACCAGCGGCAGCAGAGCCGGCGGATGGTTGCGAGTCCACGAGAAACCGGCGAAGACTTCACCAGCAGCACCAGTAGAAGGTTGAACGTGCAGTTCAGCTTCGCCCGGTACGCGAACGTAAACCAGAGCAACACCTTCTTCGGTGATGGATACGCCCGGAGCGACAGGGCGATGTTCGGTCAGGAACTGACGAGTGTACTTTTGGTTAATCATTTGAGTGTTCCTCGATTACCGGCCCGGACGGCCAAGAGAGAAGAGAGCAAGATTCAGTTTGCCCGCATAGTCATCACCAGCAGAGCTTACAGATTCCTGTTGAACTTGCTGAGATTGGATTTGCTGCTGAGTCGGAGCCATAGTCACAGGCTTACCAATCGGCAGAGTTTCTTTGGCAGCAACAGTACCAGATACTGCTTCAGCCAGTTCGTTCTGCACAGCAAGATCATAGTGCATGATCTGCGATGCTTTGGCGATCAGATTCTTCAGGTAGCCATCGTTGTGCTCATTGAACACATGACGAACCATCTTTTCAGAATCCTGCATGCCGATTGCAGTAAGGGCCGAGGCCAGTGCAGTAATCAGCGGATTTTGAACGTCTTTGAAGAAGCCGCTGTTGATACCTTGACCAGCAGTAGCCAGAGCAGCAGCGAAGCGGCTCGACATATCTTTCTGTTCAGCGGCAGCAGTAGCGCGAATCTCTGCGACTTGCGAAGCAACTTGCTCAGTGATTTGCTGAGCGGCTACTTCAGGAACTTCGACCTGCGGTTTGATATCGACGAAGCCCATCTGCGCGAGAGCAGGTTGGACACCGATTTCACCGGCAGCAGAAGCAACGACTTGACCGAGCTTCGGATTGTCGAGCATGTCTGCATAGTTTTCAGCAGTCTTCGCAGTTGCAACAGCAACCGGAACACCGTCGTAGAAAGCTACAGCAGTTTTCTGCCCGGCAACGATACCAGCGTAAGCAACGTGCAGTTTGCTAGCAGCCGGAGTTTCGGCACCAGCAACACACATCAGCATCGGACGTTGGATCGACACAGTAGACTTCTTGGTGCGAACGGTAGCAACGGAAGAAGTGGATTCTTCTTCGTCGTCTTCATCATCACCATCTTCGAGGTCTTCTTCCTCTTCGGAATCGTCGTCAGACTCTTCTTCGTCAGACTCTTCTTCGTCAGATTCTTCTTCGTCAGATTCTTCCTCTTCGGATTCGTCTTCTTCAGACTCTTCCAATTCTTCATCGTCGCCGTCTTCGAGGTCTTCTTCTTCGTCATCACCAGACAGAGAAGTTTGACCTTTGGTGCCGTTATCAACAGCAGGCTCTTCGGGTTCGATCAGACCGCTAGAGCAGCTCGGGCAAAACACAGTGTCGTCAGTGCTGGCGATCACATGCAGTTCACACTCGCTGTTCATGCACTGGAAGTGGTGAGCAGCGATTTGCTCATCTTCAGCGCCGGAAGCGATTGCATCCATTTTCACACCAGCACCGACGCCGACGTTTTCGTCGCCGAGGAACGGGCTGAAACGGAAGTTGTCTTGGCCGAGGTTGGTAGCAACTGCGATATCACCACAGATGCGAGTGTCTTCAGCGCCAGCAGAAGCCAGAGCGCGGAAGGCAACAACCGCCTCATCCAGAGTTTTACCAGCAGCCAGAATCTGACGGCTAGCAATGTTCGTTTCGATTTGTGCCGACGCTTGCACTTGATTCTGCGATTGTTCATCACAGTCAGGGCAGTCGTCATCCGGCAGAGCCTCCGCGCAGGCAGGGCAGAAGCGAGTTTCGATATCGTCGGAAATCACATGAGCGCCGCAACCGCTGGAGCATACGACGTAGTTCGTTTGTTGAACCACATCACTCGATTCGGATTGGAACTCGATTTGTTTAACGAGGTCGTCACTGGCTTCAACCATATCCGCATCCCCGGAAAGGGGATTGAACGGAGTGATTTCGGATTCGCTGCTGCACAGAATCATAAACTGATTGTCTACATCTGCGTATGCACGAACCGATTTGCCGGTGGCAACGGCACGGTACGCATCCTCGGCTTGCTGCCGGGAATTGCCCGTTACAGTAATACCACGAATTTTCATTCGGCAACTCCTAAGAAATAGGTTGACCTTGTTTAACCGCTATTTGAACCAGTCGGGAAAACGCCATTGTTTCAGCGTTACCATTAAATTAGGGAGTTCAAAAATCCCTTCAAAATCCGGTGGTTCCCGACCGACCAAACCTTTTACTTAGCGGCAGCTTTCAGTTTAGCTATTTTAGCCTTTATCGAATCAACTCGCTTTTGAGCTGTTTCTTTAGCTTTGGCTGTTTTAGCTTCCTTTACTTTAATCCTCGCTTCGGCCAAACTGGCTGTTGCGGATTTGAGCAAAGAAGTAGCACCGCTTTTTATACGAGCTTTCCGCTGAGCGATAGCCCTTGTTTTCGACATAGAAGCTGTTTTAGAACTAGGGGTTTTTAGCTACTAATTAAGGCACGCTCTAGCGTTTTAATCATTTCTTTTTTCACGCGCAATATAAGCTATTTGCTTACGGCTTTGCTTGCTTCTCAGCACGAGACACTTCTATCTCGTAATTGTCTTCGGCTGCATGATGCTTAGAAATAGACTTCCTCAGCTTATTTTGTGCTTTTTTAAGAGCAGTGTGATGCTTTTTAATCACAGGAAGCTGAGATTTCTTAATCTTCTTTTTATGCTCAGGGTTTTTTGCCTTCTCTAACTTAATCGTGTAATCATCTTCTGCTTTAGATAGCTTTTTATTAGCAGCTTTAAGTTCCCGATGAGATGTTTTTACGTCTTTAATGGCATCCCGAATCTTCTGCTCATGCGTGAGCTTAGTCTTCGTCAAATGGTGATCTTTAAGTTTAGCGTACTTAGAGGTCGGGTGAGCCTTGATGTATTCTGCCTGAGCTTTCTTACTCAGTTTATAAAACCAATCTGCTGCGCGTGCCATGATATTTACCTTAAAAGGGGGAGCCGAAGCTCCCGTTGTGATTACTTACTACGGCGAGTAAGATTGCCTTTGGTGGCGCCTACTTTCGCACGCGACGCTTTCGGTTTCTTACCGAGAGCAGTCGGTTTAGCTTTGGCCTTGGAGGCTTTAGCCTTATGTGCATCGGCGTGTTTCTTCAACCGAGTTTTCGCCACGGTATGCTTCGCGTGAACGGCAGCATGTTTAGCCTGAAGGGCTTTCTTCTGCTTCATCAACTCAGCGGCCTTAGCCTTACCTTTTGCAGTAGTGCTGGTTTTCGCTTTCTGATGACGTGCGTGCAGTTTGGCGATTTGACCTTTGAGCTTTTTCTTCTCGCTCATGTGCGTTTTCACTGCTTTCTCAGCAGCGGTGTGCAGCTTGGTCTTCGCAACAGCAGGCTTCTTCTTGGCCGTAGTTTTCTTACGAGAAGGAAGTTTAGCAGTACCGGAAACGTTGGCGATCTTCGCACGAATAGTTGCCAGCTTGGCAGCATATGCTTTCGCATCCATGCTGCCTTTCTTCGCTTGCAGTGCTTTCAGTTCGTCACGGATAGCATCCAGTTTGGCTTTCTTGGCGCTAGTAGGTTTGGCACTAGCAGCAGTATTACCGGATTTGGCAGCCTTAGCATACTTAGAACGCGGGTGAGACTTGATATACTCAGCCTGCTGTTTCTTCGTCATTCTATGGAACCAATGATCTGCTTTCGCACCAGCAGCAGGTTTAACGGTTGTCGGCTTAGCTGCAACCTTACTAACCGGAGCTTTCTTCACCGGAGCAGCTTTCTTCACCGGAGCAGCT